TTACGAAAAGTTACAAGAATTGATTTTAAACGACGAAATAAATAACAATGAGTATTTAGCTTATAAAACTTTATTAACGACTTATATCAAACCTATGCTTATTCATTGGGCTATGGTTTATTATTTGCCTTTCGCAGCATATACTTTAAGTAATAAAGGTTTGTTTAAGCATACTTCTGAAAACTCTACAAACGTAGAAAAAGCCGAAGTAGATTTTTTAGTTGAAAAAGAAAGGGATATTGCAGAAAGTTATACTCAAAGATTTATAGATTTTATGTGTTTTAATCAAAATACGTATCCTGAATATAATTCAAATTCAAACGATGACGTTAACCCAGATACAAATAATTTTTATGGTGGCTGGCAGATATAATAAACCAAAAGTTGAAAATTTTAAAAAGCTAAATTTATATTTGGCCAAAGTTGAACAATTAAAAAAGATACAAAATGAGCGATTGGGGACAAGGAGCGAAAAATAATAATATAGGTTGGGGGCAAGGAGCAGTTAATAATAATATTAGTTGGGGTTCTGTTCACGCTAATAGTTGGGCAGGTGATACTAATATAGTTGGTTTTGCTTATGATGCAGATTATCAAGCTGTATTAGATAGAGCTGTTGCACTTGGTTATACTTTACCAAATGATGCACAACAAATTGTACAAAATCAGTTAGTTTTAGATTTAAAAGCAGGCGGTGTTTGGTCTGAACTTGATGTTTTTTATGTTTTTGCAACTGGTACAGGTGCTACAAATACATTTGCTTCATTGAATTGGAAAGCTCCCACATCATATCAAGCTACATTAAACAATCCATTAGCTTTTGCCACAAACAATGGATTGACAGCTTCAAGCACAGGGAACGTTTCAACCAACTTTATTCCTTCAACTAATGGGGTAAAATATATATTAAATAATGCGAGTAGGTTTGCTTGGGTACACACTGCTGGTACAGGAACTATCGATGGTGTGGGTGGTAGTGCAGCGAATAGATTTACTTTTGATGGAACTATACCGCAAAATATCAACAACGGAACAACAAGTAATGCTATTGGTGCTTTATCAGGAACAGGTTTGAAATCAATTAACAGACCAGCTAATAACCAAATAAGAGTCTTTCAAAATACAAATTTAAGTGTAAGTGGAACTAGTAATAGTTCAGCATTAACTACAACACCTCAATTAGTTTTTAGGTCATTAGGAGCTTACGCAACTCATACAATTTCTGTTTATGGTATGGGTGCTTCTTTAGTTACAGCAGGAGGAAATGCAACTTTGAACACAAATTTATACAATGCAATTAATACTTATATGACAAATTTAGTTTAATATGATAGTTTTACATCCAAATATAGAACAATACAATGCTTTAAATGGGTATACAAATGGCGTTTGCCGATTAGAGTTTGTAAAAGATGGAGCAAATAAATGGTATATCGGTCTTGATGCACTTACATACGAACCATTTCAGCCAATCCATAACCAATTAAATGAGTTAGAAAGGATTGAATATACACCTTGTATAGATGAGTAGAAAAGAAAAAATAGACTTATTCCTATCAAAATGGGTAAGTAGAAAATTGACTGTTTTCGTGGTGGCTTCTGTTGGTTTATTTAGCGGAGTTATTACGTCAACGGATTGGGTAATTATTGGAACTTCTTACATAACTATTGAAGGGGTTACTACTATTGTTGAACGCTTAATGAAAACAAAAAATGTCAATTAACGATTTAAGATTATACTCATTGAATACACTTACAATGGCAATTAGCTTTTCAAATGTAGAGGCTACTTTAAAAATATTATTATTATGTGTTTCTATTGTTTACACAATAATGAAAACTATTGAATTAATTAAAAATAAAAAAGATGGCAAAGATAACAAAGAACTTTAGTTTAGAAGAATTTAAGTGTAAAGATGGTTCAGATATTCCAAATACTGCACTTTTAAATATTGTTGAACTTGCACGCAATTTAGAAGTATTAAGAACTGCAATAAATAAACCTATTACAATTACAAGCGGTTATAGAAGTCCTAAATACAATGCTAAATTACCTGGAGCTGTTAAAGATAGCCAACATTTAAGAGGTACAGCTGCTGATATTAAAGTAGCAGGAATGACACCTAAAGAAGTGGCTTTAGTTATTGAAGGACTTATTGAAAGTGGTAAAATGAAAGAGGGCGGTGTAGGTGTTTACCCTACGTTTACGCATTACGACCATAGAGGAAGAAAAGCACGTTGGTAACGGCGATTATCGCCGTAAATGATTGTAATTATAAACAAAAAAAACCGCTACGTTAATAGCGGTTAATTTTGCCAGATTTCGAGTTGACCAACTTTTGTGTTGTTGTGTGATGCAAATATATAAAAAAATATGATAGTACAAAAAAAAGCTCATAATTTTCATCGATACACTTTTGAGAATAATTCACGAAAAGCTACGTTTGAATTTCTACTTACTTCTGATTGGCACTTTGATAATCCAAAAGCAAATAGAGAATTATTGTTTCAACATCTTGAAGAAGCAAAACAACGCAACGCAAAGATTATAATTAATGGTGATATGCTTTGTTTAATGCAGGGCAAATACGACCCACGAAAAGCAAAAAATGCAATACGACCAGAGCATAACGGAAATGATTATTTAGATTTGGTAATTAATGATACAGCTCAAAAAATGCTACCTTATGCCGAAAATATTTTGCAAATTAATACAGGAAATCACGAGAGTAGCGTTTCTGAACGTGCGGAAACTAATATTTTAATGCGATTAGTTGAGAGAATAAACGCATTTGCAAAGACTGATATTCAATTAGGGGCGTATATGGGTTATATTAATCTTAATTTTAAAAGAGGTAACGGACATTATCCTTGCAATATAGCTTACGACCACGGACATTGGGGTGGGGTAATTACAAAAGGAGCTTTAGCAGTTAGCAGACACGCTTCTATTTTTCCAAATGCAGACGTTATAATGTCAGGACATACTCACGATGGATGGATAATGACACACAACAGATATATAATGAACCAACATAAGGGAATAATAGAAGTTAAAAAGCAATGGCACGTTAAAACAGGCACATATAAAGAAGAGTTTGATAGCGGTCAAGGTTGGGCAGTTGAAAAAATAGGAATGCCGAAACATTTGGGTAGTTGTTGGATGAAGGTATATATGACAAATGATGGATTAGAATATGAATTTACATTGACAAGATAAATTATGAAAATACAAATAGAGGCACACAAAAAAAAGCATACTTTTGAATGTGATTATGATGACTTAACAACAGAAGAAATAATAGAAATAATTACTAACTTACTTATTAGTGCGGGTTATGATTATCAAAATATTAAAGATGAATTACAATGAGTGATATAACAAAATGCAGCGGGTTTAATTGTCCGTTAAAAGACAACTGCAAAAGATACAATGCAATAGATGGAATGTGGCAAAGTTATTTTACAGAAGTGCCTTATAAAGATGGAAAATGTGAGTTTTTTTTAGGTGATGAGTCAAAAAGTACTTTAGCAAAATTAATTTTAGGTTGTTTAGTTTTAACTTTATTTTCTTGCGGTTCAGTTAAAAAGTCAAGTTCAGTTATCGAGGAAAATACTACAACTGAAACCGATATAACAAAGTTTAGCAATAGCTTTACTTTAGAGCCTGTAAATTTAGATAAACCGATACTTTTAGGAAAAGATACAATTTATAATACACGTGTTATTTATAACAATTCTAAAGAAGTAATCAAAGAAAAGCAAAACGTCGATTTTAAAGAAGAAAAAAAAGAAAAGCAAGTTGACTATTCGGAAACTATTAAAATAGTCGCAAATCGTTTTATTTGGCTTATAGGGATACTATTTGTGCTAATGTTTGTACTGAACTGGATAAAAAATAAAACCACTCTATTTTGAGTGGTTTTTTTGTTAGAAATTTGTAGGAGTGAAATAATATTATTGTGGATAATGAATAAAATATTCTGTTAAACAATCAAATTGTAATTTTTCTTTTTGTTCCTCATTTGGATTTCTTAATGATTTTTTTAAAAATGGAGCAATCCCGCTTTCATAAACTCCAACCAAATAAATACCATCTTCAAAATCATCTATAATAAAATGCATTTTTAAAGGTAGCTTGTTTTTTAATTCTTTAATTTGTTCTTTCATATTTATTTATTTAAGTTTTTTTTAAAACCACCTTGTTATAGGTGGTTTTTAATTATATGTAATCTTCTTTTTTTATCATAAATTACATTTTCTTTATCTATTATTTTAACCTCGCTAATTAATATTTTACAAGGCTCGTCTAAATACCAAATGTAATCGGGGTCAGTTTCTGAAATCATACCAACTTCACAATATTGAGGGTTAATTCCTGGTGGTTGAAAGTATATTGTATTCATATTTATTTAATTTAAAAAGGACATTTACTTACTTCCTTTGGTTTTACTATTTCGTGTTTATCACGTTCTAATTTTTCTTGAATTGATAATCTTATGAAGTTCCCAACATCAACATTTAAAGTTTTCATTTTTTGTAACGTTTTGTGTTGCGTTTCTGTTATGCGAATTACCTTTGTTTTTGTATATTTTTGCATAATTGTAATACATTTATATCGGTTAGCCAATAGTTATGCGAGATTGCGAAGACGCAGTTCACACGACCTTTTGACTTCTGCAAAATCATCCATTCTCCACCATTGATAAGTCTTTTCTATTCTGTGGAATACTCGACCTAAAGTATCTCTTACACTCATAACACAAATATATTTTTCATTTGGTTTTTGGTTCTCTTTTACCCATTCATCAAATTTTTGACGATAAGCAGAAAGTACAGCAACCTCGCATAACACGGGTTTTGTGCCATTGGCGGTTTCGTTTTTCAATTCATCTTTTGTACTCATATCAAGTTTTGTTTTTCAATTTAACATTTATATTTTAAGTCGCCAACTGACACAAAGCCCGAAAACGTTAACCGCTATTTAAACTCAACTTTGTGTATAATTGAATCTTTGTAAGTTATCGGAAATTTTAACCTTGCTAAAGTATGGTAAGGAAAACCAAACTCTAAACATAGCTTTTTAAAATTACCTCTAACTATTGGCGGTTCGTTTTGTTGCAGAAGTACTATTGTGTTTTTTCGTTGCATAATTATTTATTCATTTCTATTACGGCTTCATTTAATGAATTAGTTTTAATTATTAAACCATTTCTGTAACGAATTATATAACAACTTGTAATAATATCTTTATGTAGTTTTTTATTATTTAACTCAACTACATTGTTATTTTTCAAATAATTAAAAAGACTTGATGTGAAAATTAATTCCATAAATAATGTTTTTAGATTTGCCAGTAATATACTTTTCTTAATCTTTTACAAAGATAAATAAAATATTTGTAATAAGAAAAATAATTTAATTTTTTTTAGAGCATCATTTAGAGCATCATTTAGAGCATCATTTTATAATAAATAAACAGCGGTTAACAGTGGTTTTACGCTATTGTGCCGAACATACTAACCGCACAGGCACAACAGACGTAAAGCCACATAACGTTAAACCAACTCCCAGGCCTTAACTTCTATTTGTTTAAAGTCTTTATCTAACTTTAATTGTAGATCTAAACATGCTTCTATAATTACTTTATTTTTTATAGGTATTTCAGTTCTAAAATAATACTCTATTGTAGTTGGTTTAACGTGCAACTTTC